AATAGGTAGTTCTGTAGGTCCAGGCACGCACTATCGGCCTTTGCCTGGTAGTAGGACTGGAGCGCGGCGAGGTCCGGCTGCTCCACCACCTGCATATTCTCATCCGGGGTCTTGACCACCCCTGCGTTGGCAATCTTGAAAGTCACCTTGACGGCCACCTCAACGATGGCGGAATAGGCGATGAAATACTGGGCGCGGTCCAGGAGGGTCTTGTAGAGGGCGTTGGCCTCCTGCTCAATGGAGCCGTCACCCACCAGGGCCTTGAGTTTCGCCAGCAGGGTATCACCCACGATCCCGCGGAACTTTACATCCTGGGCCTCGCGGATGGAGGGAAGGAGGTACTTGCCAGCAAGGTTGTCGGAAATGCTGGATACACCCTTCACGAACTTTTCACTTGTGAGTAGAGATTCTGCCATACTAATTCACTCTTTGTTCCTGGCCCTCTCCTTCAATGGTGAAGGGCTGGATGGTTAGTACACCGGGCTTGCCGTATATCTTGTCATACGCATCGCAAATGAGCCTCTGCACGGGCTTTACGCAGGTGCGGTTGTAGAGTTTGAAAGCAGCCTCATACTCCTCCTGGGAAAAGCCCAGGTTCTCGGTAGGGATGCCGAAAAGGTTGGGGTTGGCGCGGAAGGCGGTGAATATCTGCTGGCGGCAGTGTTTCGCCAGGGCCTGGTAGCGGTCACCGAAGTTGTCAATCTTGGGCTCGGTGATGGTGGTTTGGTTGCGTACATCCGGGTTCCAGGAACACATCGTGCGGCCCGCGTTCTTGTGTCCGCAGAACTTCTCATTGATGCCCTTTTCAATCTCCTTCTTCATCTCATCACTCGGCAAGCCGTTGTTGAAGTTGATGATCATTGAGGAAACGAACCCATTGTTGATGGCGTTGAGGTGGTAATCATCAATGGCCCTCTCGGTTTCGCAAGCCTTGACGGCAGCGCCGTAGACCGGGAAGGGATACACCTGGGTGGTGGTGTTCTTCACGAATAGGATGCTGGCCGCAACCCTCTCCCTCTCCTCCGGGGTCATAGTGTTCCACTTCTCGGCGGGAATATGCTGGTAGGCAGGGCGCACGATGGTGTCCTTCTTCCAACTGCCCTTCCACTTCTCGCAGTAGTAGAACACGGAGTTATCCTTGTTGCTGCGGAGGAAACGGATGTCAATGTAGTTGATTTCAACGGGATCGCCGCCCAGGCCGCGGATAACCTCCAGGGCAAAGCCGCCGTAGGTTTCGTAGTCACGGGCGATGGCCTCCACCTGGCCGCGGATGTTGTCACCCTTCGCGTTCATTATGCCGGGCGCATAGTCGGCCTTGAGGGGCTCAATGACCTGGTTGTCACCAACGATGAAGTCCGTGGTGCCGTTGATGATGGAGCGCAGGGTGGAGGTGGTCTTGGAGAGGTCCAGCAGGTACTCCGGGTACATATTGCGCTCTCCCCACTCCACCATATCGTGCCCCTTCAACTCCTTCTCGGTAGGGAGTACGATATTCTGCTCCAGGAAGGGATCAATGGCGGCAAAGGTGACCGCCACCCTGGATGTTTCGTTATTCTTCTCCATATTGTTTGTATTCGGTATTTGCCTCATATTGAACAACCGCAGGTGCATCCTTCTCCCTGGCATCCATCAACCCGGAGGTGAGGATGGTATCGCCATTGCCGTCCACATAGGCAAGGGTGTACTCCCACTCTCCCTCATAGAACCCGTTTTCCGGGAGGCCAACCACCAGGAGCAGCAGGAAACCCTGCACATCCCACCGCTGGATGTCAAACACCACCTCGCTATGATCCGTGGTGTTCTGCGCCTTGAGGGCCACGCGGTCCTGCGGCGCTGGCATTGGGAGGGGTACGAAGATGCGCTGCACCCTTTCGCTGGTATTGATAGCAACCATAATTGTTTCTTCTTTCCTTGAAATATACTTTGCGCCGGAAATGTAAAAGAGAAGGGCCACCCTTTTGAGGTAGCCCTTCCGGAAATGGAGGAGGATGGGTTTAGGCCACGATGGCGGACATATCTACGCCACCAGTTCCAACCAGGATTTCGGAGGGCATCTCCGGGGAGTTGTCCTGGAGGGTGATGGAGTAACCATTGCGGTCTGCGCGGGCGGTTCCGGTGAGGCCGTCACCTGCGGAGATCACCACGGGCTCATATTCTCCCAGCAGCCAGTAGAGGCCGTTGGCATCCTTCACGATGACAACGAGTTCTCCCTGGGCCAGGGCGGTGATTTCAATGCGCTTGGTGGTTTCCATACGATTGAACACCATAAGGAGGTCGGACTGCACGAAGATCGTGCCGTTCTGCCTATTCACCTGGTAGTTGCTGGAGAGGGAACTGGTTTCCGGGTTGAACTGGTACTTTTTGAACTTCGCCGTGGAGTTCATCGTGATGGCGGTTACCTTGTCCGAAGTCTTGGTAACTGCAGTCACATCGGAACTATTGGCGATGTATACCTCAACCACGCCACCCATATTGCTGGCGCAATCCTTCAGTATTCCTGCGAGTGTTTGAGAGCAAGCCATATTCTTTGCGTTTTAAGGGTTAAGAAATACCGGGCGGGTGATTGGCCCACCCGGTCTTGGATTATTCCCTGCTGCGGAGGAAAGGATTAGGATGCGGCGATGGTTGCCATTACAACCTGGCCGGGGAAGTGGTAAGCCACTCCGGTGTTCCAGTTCACCTTGACCTTCCAAAGGTCATCATCATCGCTGAACCACACCTTGATGTCCTCGTTGTCGTTCTCCATATCGCAGCCGTACACAAGGTTGTCTGCGAAGGTGCCAACGATGGTGGGGAGGGTTGTTCCGGCGAGGCCGGGGGTCTTGACCACCTTGACATCGGTGCCGGGGAATACAACCTCTTCCGGGGCTGCATCCTGGGGACCGGAATAGTGGAAGTAGTTTTTGGCCACAAGGTCCATAAGGAACTCGCGGTAGGTGGCGGGGCTCACGAAGATGATACCGCCCCTTTCCAGGGTTTCCTCCGGCATCGCCATATAGACGGCGAGGATGGCGTTGTAGGCGCTGGTGCCGTGGGCGAGAGCGCTACCACCAACCATATAGGCGGCGAGGTAGGAGTTCTCATCCTTGAACTGCTCCAGGAAACCATCAATCCACTTGATGTTGGCATCGGAAGTCTGCGACTTGTCACCCTGCCAAATCAGTTTCTCAATCTTCTTGTTGATCTCGGCGATGATGCCGTCCGCGATGTACTGCTCAAAGGGAAGGTCCTTTGCGTTGGCGTTGATGCGGACAAGGTACTCGGCGTATTTGCCAACCAGGTGCTTGGGGCAAATGTCCATATTGACCTTGATGTCGGCGCACTCAATGAGGCGCTCGGAAAGGGTTGCGGAACCAGCTGCGCTGAAACCGCACTCGGAACCACTCTGCAGGGTGGGTGCAAGTTCCAGGTAGTGGAGGTGTTCCTTGAACTTGATGCCCGTTTGGATACCGATGCGCTTGCGGGTAGCGGTACCGACAAGGGCGAAGTTCTTGAGCAGGAGGTCTTTGTTCTGCTCAATGTAAGCGGTCAGTCCGCTTACCACGAAGTTGTCAGAAGCCATATTTTTGCAATTTTAGTTGGTTGATTTCTTCCTTGAAATATACTTTGCCTGGCGGGTGTAAAATTTTACTTCGCACCCATCACGCGGGCAAGGTTGTCAAGGCCCTTGTTCCCGGTCTTGCCAGGGGCTCCGGCGGATGCCTCAAAGGTTTCGTGGGCGCTCTTGGCGGCAGGGGTCTTTTTGAGGGTTTCCACCTGGGCGGTGAGGTCGGCCACCTGCTGGGAGAGGGTTTCCTTCTCGCTCTGCAGGTTGCGGAAGTTCTCCTCGGCGGTTTCCTTCTCCTCCGGAGTAACGAAGGCGGGAACCACCTTAACGCCGTTCTCCAGGACAACGGAGCCGTCCTCCTTCCACTCTACCACATTAAAGCGATAGTAGATGTACTCATCGGCAGCATCGCTCCACACCTCTGCGATGCAGAACTCATCTCCGGCCTCAACGATCCAGGGCCAGTTGAAACCCAGCTGCTCAATGGCCTTCACATAGGCGTTCATCTTGTCATTGTAGGTTTCCTGGAAAGCCTGGGCGATGCGCTGGAGGCGCTTCATCTTGGCCTCAACGGCGGGGTCGGTGCCTTCTTCCTCTTTGGGCTTGATCTCGGTGACCTTGCCCTCGGCCACTACGATGGTGCTGCCATCCTCGGCCACATATTCCCCGTCCGGGGCTGCGGAGGTGGTGCCGTCCTCGTTGGTGATGGTCACCTCGGTGCCAACGGCCAGTTCTCCGGTGTAGGAGAGGGTGCCCTTGTCGGTGTTGATGGTCTTGGTTTCATCCGCACCTTCGGTGGCTGCGGGCGCTACCTCGGCGGCGGAATCCTTGATCTCGGAAACCTTACCCTCCACAACAACGATGACCTTGCCGTCCTCGGTGGTGTAGTCACCATCCGCGGCGGCGGTGCGGTTGCCGTTCTCATCTTCAATGAACACGGCATCTCCAGCCTTGAGGTCCTCATCGCCGTCCCAGGCAAGAACTCCCTTGTCGGTGCTAACATTGCCCATCTCTACCAGCATTGCGGCAAGGCGGGCGAGTATTCCTTTCTTTTTCATCTTTTGGTATGTTTGATTGTTTCGTAGTATGCGGGAGAAGATGCCGTCCAGGGCATCAACGATCTCCTCAACGGAGGCGCGGTCCGTTTCCGGGGTGAGGTCAAAGACACCCTCCAGGGAGAACCCCTTGTAGGTGCCGTCCTTGATGGCATCCCACACCTCATCGTTGGTGATATGGAACTCGGCAAAGAGAGAGCCGTCCGCGATGGTATCAAAGCCTTCCGGGTTGAGGCCGTTACCCTTGATGAAATACTGCACCATTTGGATGCCTTCCTGCTCGGTGCCATCCTGGTGGTCCAGGTTCACAAGGTTCTGCCGATTCTCCACCAGGTACTTCTCCGCCATCTTGCGGATGGTGTCGGCCTTGTAGAGGATGTAATACTCAAAGTCACTGCCATCCTCCTGCCTGGTGCGGCGGTAGATGGGGAAATCCGCACGCATCACAACCCCCAGGACCAGGCGTTTCTCCTCATCCTGGACTGCGTACATCATAGGTACGGCAGTTGCCCTCTCCTGCTTGGAGAAGGCCACAAAGTCACTTTGCACGGCGGGATCATCCACCAGTGATATACGGAGCATCCCGGTATCCTCGCTATCAACCAGCGCCTGGTACACGGGTATGCCGTCTATTGTCACAATGCCCATATCGTTCTTTTCCTTGAAATATACCTTGCGGCCAAATTGTAAATTAGAAGGTAGTTTCCTCTACCTGGACCCTTGTAGCGTTGCGGTCAGCCTCCAGGTCGGAAGATAGGATGTATACCCTCTGCGGCTGGTTCAAGCGCTCCTCCTCCTGGGCTCCGGTGAGGGTATGTACCTCCTGGACCTCCGGCACAACGGAGGGAGCCTCAACGGCAACCGGGACGGAAGGCGTGGCGGTGCTGCTGCCACTCTTGCTTATCTGCTGGGCCTTTATCTTGGAGATGTTGGCCACACCTGCGGCGATCACCGCGGCGGAGTTGATAGCGGCCATAATCGGTCCGGCGATAGGTCCCAGGGACTGGGCGGTAGAGATGGCAGACACCACGCCGGAGAGCATATCAATGGTTGCTCCGGCGATGCGGAGGTTCTTGGCCTTCTTCTGCTCCGCCTCGGTGGCATCGGTGTTGTTCTCATACATATCCGCTATGGAGCCCAGGATACCGGAGGTGGCGGAGGCCACACCCTGGTAGATAGAGATGGCTTGCTGCCATAGGGCCTTCTTGGCGGCGATGTAGTCCTTCTCCGCGGCCAGCTGCCTGGCGCGGAACTCCTCCTCGCTCTCGCCCTCCAACTGGTGGAGGCTATCCAACTCAAACTGCTTGAGTTCCAGGGCGCGGGTAAGGTACTCAATGGAGCCCTCCTCCAGGACACCCAGGCGGTTCTCCAGGATGAGCCTATCGTGGTCAATCTTGCCGTCCTCCAGGGCGTCCTCGGCCTGGCGCACTTCCCTCTCTGCCTCCAGCCTCCTGGCGAGGAAGGCATCATCGCTCTCATCAATGCCCTGGTAGATGCCGTCCAGTTTCGCTTTCGCCATTTCCAGGGACACCTGCAGCGCCTCCACTGACCCCTCTGCAAGGCCCGCCATTTGAGCCTTGAGAGAGTTTTGAGTATCGGCAAGGATGGCATCGGCGGTGGCGTTCTGCGCCTCCTTTACTGCACGCAGCGCTGCCAGGCGGCGGGCCTCAAACTCGGCATCGGTTTCATCCATCTGCCGTTTCAGTCCGTCCAGCGCCTTCTGCGCGTACTCCTCCTGGGCGGCGGCATACTCCACGGAGCCCTTCTGCAGCGCATCGCGGCGGTTGGCGATGGCCTGGAGTTCCTGGGCCTTGACCTTGTTATCGTGGTCCTGCTGGTTCTTCTGCAGTTTCACCTGGTAGGACTTCTGCAGCATCTCCAGGGTGCGGTTCAACTCCTTCGCATCGGTAATCTTCTGCTTGGCGTTGGCCACGGCCAGTTCGTACTCCTTCTTGGCTATGGAGTTTTGAATCTTTAACTCGCTCTCCGTTCCGGTCTTGACTATGGAGAGCAACTGGGTGAGGTAGTCCTTCTCCGCGGTGATCTTGGCGGTGGCAGCATCCTTCACGGCCTTCGCAGCATCCCTGGCGGCTTTGGCCTCC